GATTTAATTGTATGGATGCGCGGCGGTAACTCGGTGCTTGGTAAGTTTCTAGGTACTTGGGAGGATTTCAGCACACGGGTTGTGGGTTTTGTAAGGAAAAGTGTGGCTGCAATAATAGCTTTATGGACGGCTTTTTCTGCCACATTAAAAGCGTTATTTACCGGGAATACAGACGACTTTATTAAAAATTCAAAACTGTTCTTGTCGTTGGTGTTTCAATTTGGTGGTAAGCTGGTGGAGATCATGGCGCGGGTTTTTGCAAAGGTCTTTGAAATAGTTACACAAACTATAAAGGTATTTGGAAAAGCAATAATCAAGGTTTTGGGTAATGTGTTAAGTGTTGTAGTTGATTTAATCATTCTGGCATGGGGAAAAGTGCGCGACAAAACAATCGAATTATGGAACGGGATGAAAGAAATAATTTTCGGGGTTATTGATAGTATCGCGGATAGGATAGCTAAAATATTGTCACCGATAAAAAATATTAAAACTATTCTCGCTGATGCGCTTGGACTAGGATTATTGGTGACACCAGACGTAGGGCCTGCTGTTCGTGCGTTGGCAGAGGCAGGGGGTAATTTTCCTGTGGACTTCGGTACCCCTGTTGGAGGGGGAAACCGTTTCAGTGCTGCGGGTGGTGGTGGCACAAGCCAAACTATCAATATTAATAGTAAAGTGAATTTGGCTATTCCGGCGGGAACTTCCGAACAGCAAAAAACGTTTATTGAAACCGATGTACGAAAAGTAATTCAACAGGAGAATGAAAAAATGTTTCGCAGTACAATACAGGATAACCAAGTAACAGAATAATGGCAAGTTTAACACTGATATTCAATCGTAAACAACCTGCAAAAATAGGCACGTTGTCACTCGATGCCACCTTGCGGGAAACCCACGAGCGGACTAATGATGTGCCAATATTCCCAATAGAAAATGGTGCCACTATTTCGGATCATGTACGGTCTTTACCGATAACGGTGTTGATTGACGGTTTTGTGACGAATTCACCCGTGAGCCTTTTAGGGGCCGGAGGTATTTTTTTAAATAACAGTTTCGGGAATAACCGCACTCGGGTTGAATCTGCTTTTGATTTTTTGGAGGAACAATACGCCGGGAGCTTAGATTTAGACGGCAATACCATAAGGGAGCCAATTATTATTGTTACAGGGCTTCGAACCTATAACAATATGATCATGACACGGTTAAGCGTTCCGCGTGACAGATCCACCGGAGATGCATTAAATTTCAGCGCCACTTTTCAACAACTGGACATTGTTGATACTTTGTTGGTCGCTTCGAGTACAATAAAAGAGGTAAACCGATTACAGGCGGCGGAGTCTTCCAATGTAGGCCGTCAAAATGCACCAGAAGCCACGCCCCCTGTCACTACGGCCACATCCATAATTAAAGGGCTATGGGACACCGCAGTAAGGATAGGAGAAACGCCATAATGGTCACAATACCTTTTAAACAATTCCCCCAATTCACAGAGTCCATATTATTAGACGGAACTAGTTTTAAGTTTCAATTCACATGGAATACACGCGGGACAACATGGAACATGGCTATTTTTGACACGGATGAAAATTTATTGGCTTCCGGTTTCAGTTTAGTAATGAGTTATGAGTTGATCTCTAATTTTCCCGGGAGAGGATTACCACCGGGCCAAATATATGTGATCGATCCGAGTAATACAATACGCCGGGTAACTTTTGATAATATAGACGCGGACGTATTTGTGGTGTACATTCCAGAGGCGGAAGTACAGGAATTAGAGGCAGCACAGTAAATGCCGTCATTTAATCGTATAGCCTCGGTGGAGTTAACACCCTTTAATAATACAAGTGTTATTGCACGTAGGATTGATAAATTGCGAATAAGCTTTATTATAGAAAAGTTCAATAATATTGAGCTAAACACAGCTAAAATTGAAATTTCAAACATGAGTGATTTGACACGATCAGACATTGAGGAAACACAACAAATTGTGTTATTGAGGGCAGGGTATTTATCAGGATCAGGAGAAGAAATTTTATTTACGGGTAATTCTACTAGAATATACAGCGAAGATGCAACACCGAATATAAACACGTTTATTGAAGCACAAGACGGCGAAAAAGCATTATCTGAATCCAAAGTGAATTTGTCTTTTGCTGAAAATGTAAGTACAAAGGTGATATTACGGGAGATATTGAAAAAGATACCTATTGCAAATAAAATTGTTCGAGAATCCGAGCTACCTAATAAAAAACTGATTGAGGGATTTTCTTTTATAGGCAGCGCAAAAGTGGCATTAAAGAAAATGACAGACAGTTTAGATTTAACAGCGTCAGTTCAAAACAATGAACTGGTGTTGTTTAAGAATGGCACCTCCGATGATACGGACGTATTTGTGGTGACTCCTAAAACCGGGTTGATTGGCCGACCAGAGAAATTGGATGAATTGAGCAAAGAAGGGAAAAAGACAACTAAGCGAACCGGGTTATTGATTCGTTCTCTGTTGTTGCCTCGGGTGGTACCCGGAAACCGCATACAGATTTCAAGTGCGGAGATAAACCCACGTTCTACTTATACTGTGCATAAAGCAACCCATAAAGGGGATACACACGGTAATGATTTTCTCACAGAATTAGAGGTATTTGAATAATGACACTGAATTTATCCAGCACAATTCAAACCGTTATTGCCTCGGTACTTGAGAATATACATACATGCATCCCGGGTGAAATAATCAAGTATGATTTTTCAAAACAAAGGGCGCAAGTGCGGCCACTTATAAAAAAGGCGTATAATGATGGCACAGAAGATACCCAGCCCATCATTGTTAATGTCCCTATTGTATGGCCGCGTGGCACTAATTCCATGTTGCACATGCCTTTGAATAGTGGTGACACGGTAATGATTTATTTTTCTGAAAGGTCACTAGAAGTTTGGTTGGACCGTGGAGGGGAGGCATCGCCGGGAGAAGAACGAAAATTTGATTTAACCGATGCGGTAGCCATACCCGGTGTGTATCCTTTTAATGTACCGTCTTTGGCAACAAACAATGACGATGTTATTTTAATACATGGCGGGTCGAAATTGACTTTGAAAAAGAACGGTGATATTGATATCAGTAGTTCGGGTGCTGTCACAATCAACGGTGGCAGTATTGATTTAGGTGATGGCACGACAAGAAAATTGATGACGGATGCGATCATTACAAAATTCAATACCCATACTCATGCAGGTGTCGTAACAGGCGCGGGAGTGTCAGGCACACCAATTCCTTTATTCCTTACTACAGATGCAACCAGTAAAACGGAGGCGGAATAATGGCAGTTAAAGATTTAAAAATAGGCACAACAACTAATGATTTGGAATTTACCAATTTTGATTTATCCTTCGTGGAAGATGTTGACTATGTGGTACAAAAATTAAAGATACGGTTACAATTTTTCTTGGGTGAATGGTTCCTTGATACTTCCATAGGAACACCGTATTTTCAAGAGATATTTATTAAAAACCCGGATGTAGCCGCAATTGAAAGCATATTTCGGGCAATTATTTTAGAAACGAATGAAGTAAACGAATTACTGTCTTTTGTAAGTGATTATGATAATTCATTGCGTAAATTTAGTTTAGTATTTAGCGTAGATACAACTTTTGGACTTGCTGAAAATGTGGAAGTGACTATATAAGGAGCAGAGATAATGGCCGAATTTGGATTAACTGACGACGGGTTTTTACCCAAAAGATTAACGGATATTGAGGCGGAAGTTGTCAGCGATGAAACTGACGTTTTCGGAGAGATCGACACCTCGTCTGATTCTGTTTTGGGTCAAATAAATGGTGTTCTATCAAAAATATTGGCGGATATTTGGGAGATAATGGACACGGTTTATAAAAGCCAGTATCCAGCTACCTCGGAGGGGTTTTCTTTAGATAATGTGGCTCAATTAATAGGGGTTGAACGTTTGTCCGCCACCTCTACCACTGTGCGCGCTTTGGCTATTGGGCAGCAAGGGACTGTAATCACTATAGGCTCACAAGCCAGTGTATCAACCACCCTTGATGTCTATGAAAGTCTTATAGCCACAACCATTGACGCTGCGGACGCTTTAACCGGAGATGTAAATATTACCACTGTGGTAGATGACATAGATTACACTTGTACTATTGATACTGTACCTTTTACCATTGATTCAGGCCCGGGAGCCACAAATTTAACCATTGTTGCCGCTTTGATTATAGCTATAAATACAGGGCAAACCGCAGTAAGCGCAACGGATAATTTAGATGGAACTTACAGTTTATTAGCGGTGGACAATACAACTGCATACGATTTTTCTGTCAATGGGAACCAAGCAATAACAAGTATTGGTACACCCGTTCCGTTTGCTGCAATTGTTCCCGGTGCATTGATATTGCCCGCAACATCGTTAAATACAATTGACACACAGATATTCGGTTGGGACGCTGTAAGTAATTTATTGCAGGGGCTCACTGGCCGTGCTCTGGAAGACGATGTGGATTTGCGTTTAAGAATGAGACAAAGTACAGGGATATTGGGAGCAGGGACAGTAGAGTCTATACGGTCACGAATTCAGCAAGGTGTCGAAGGGGTCACACAAGTAAATGTTTTTGAAAATCGAACGGATGTTACAGTGGACGGTAGAACACCACATAGTTTTGAGGCGGTTGTACAAGGTGGTGCGGATCAAGATATAGGAGATTTAATTTTTATTGTTAAACCCGCAGGGATTGAAACCATTAAAGCTGATCCGCCAGATGGTGTTTCTGTAGTTGTCATTGATTCTAACGGTGATCCGCAAACAATTAATTTTTCGCGTCCAAAAGATCAATTTGCACATGTGCGTGTAACATTGACATTGAATCCTGAAGAAGTTTACCCGGATGACGGTGACGCTTCAGTACAAGCGTCTATCTTGAAATTTGGTAATACTTTAAATATTGGTGACGATATTTTGATACAACATTTTTTCGGCCCTATTTTTGAAACTCCCGGCATTAAATCCGCGGTGGTTGAAACAGCTATTACACCAAATCCCGGAGACACTCCCACATTTGGAACGGTGGATATATCTATCGCTCAAAATGAACTGGCGGTATTTGCAGATACTCGAATTGAAGTAATAAGCCCTTAAAGGATATCATGGCTCAATTAATGTTAGTCAAACCCGGTAATGAAAGAGGTCTTCGCAGTCTTCATACTATAGTGGGAATATATGCGGATGATCATATTTTTGCGGAAGGTGAGAAAAACAACAACATTATTCACCGTGTTATAGAATCGATTTCAGAGATTAATCACATTCAAGAACGAGATAAAAAATTGCTATATACAGGAGAAGGGAATGACGATAATTTGCGGTATGTTGTAAAAATTATTGACTTGAGTTCTAACAAGTATAAAGATATAGCTTCAGGGGGTTTATACTAAATGGCTAATCCATTAGTAAAAATGTTCTATTCCGTTGGTAGTAGTGGTGACAAGAAAACAGGTACGCCCACAATCGATATCAGTGAAGGCGTAATAACTTTCACCGAGGCACAAGCCACGAATATAGGTGTAGGAGATGAAATAACTTTTAGTACGACACTTAAAGCGCATATCGTTTCAAGAGTGAGCAACACAGTATATTTGGGTTTGAAAGAGGATGCCAGCGCCTTGGCAAATGTTACGGGCGCAACTGTGAATCAAATTGCACGGGCCTTTAATACTTTAAGTGCTGCCGAATCAGGGGCCAGCGATTCAAGTCATTTAAACACCAGTGATTTAGTAGCAAATAATATTCGTTTACACCTTGCCTGTTATGGAGACGGTTCGGCTGATACAACCCCCGTTCTCGTTGCTGGATACACCACAAGCGCGGAATACCATATAAAAATATTTACTCCTGTTCTTGAAAAAGAAGTGGGTGTGACGCAACGGCATTCTGGCGTTTGGACAACTTCAAAATATCACTTGATACTTACTAGTGACAATAGTGTCATAGCCGTTAATAACGCATTTGTTATTATTGAGGGCTTGCAAGTTTACCTGAATCATACATTTAACGATAGGCGGGCTATTATTATTTCCACTCCTACTTCGTCTTCAACCGATACTTTTACAGTAAGTCATTGTTTAGTGAGGGGAACAGATGGAATGGGTGGTTCAAGTGCTCACGGCATTCGTGTATCAAGTAATTTTGACGGTGATTCTTTTATTTTTAACAATACTGTATGGGGTTTTTCTGATGGCCACCAAAATACAGGAATTCGTTTAGGTAATTCAGGGGCCGCAGGTGATTGTTTTGTTTATAATAACACTGTTTTTCGTTGTGAGTTTGGCATAGAGGTTGTATCCACTACAGATGTTATAGCGAAAAATAACGTTTGTAACGATGGTACAGAAACGAACGACCCTTATCTCGGTACTTTTAATGCGTCAAGTACGAACAATTTGAGTGATACAGGAGATGCACCGGGATCAAATCCGATTAATGCCAGCGTTGTTTTTATAGATGCCTCAACGTCCCCTTATGATTTACGTTTAGATAGTACGGACACTGCGGCCAAAGATGCCGGGGACAATTTAACTTTTGATTCAAACATACCTATTCGGGATGATGGATTAGGAACAAAACGAGCGCAAGGAACTGATTTTGATTGTGGATCAAATGAACTTATACAAGCGGTACAAGAAGTATTTTATGCTGTTGGTCAAAATACCACTGACCATAAAACAGGAACGGGAACCGTTACGGCTTCCGGTGGTGTTTTAACTTTTAGTGATGCGCAAACAAATAACGCTATGGGTGTGGGTGACCGTGTTACTTATGGCTCGGAGCCACTGGCCTATCTGTCCGAAAAAGTATCCACTACCCAATGGAAAGCCACGATTGCTACTGGCGCACCCGTAGGCGATCAAGGTACGCCCCAAACATTAACCAGTATCGCACATGAGTTCACATCCTTAAGCGCGGCAGAATCAGGCGCGGCAGATGCTTCCCATTTAAACAGTTCTAATCTGCAATCTCTTAATGTGCAGCTGAATTTAGCATGTTATGACGATAGTGGACCCGATACAACTATCGTTTCAGTGGACACATGGACAGTTGACCCAGTACATTTTATAA